CTCACTACTAATCATTTATAGTAAACCCTACGGGTTTGATCACCCTACCCTAGCGGGGTTGCCTAGAGCCGGAGGGGGCTTTCGCGCCTCTTCGGGAACTCTATGTTTAAGTATCATCTTTTAAAATAAAATAATAAATGATGAAAGTAAGACTAAAGCGTTTTGAAAAATACATTTCTGTACTATCGCAGCGCTTAGCCTTACGCTTAAACTGGCAACGAGCTCTTCGGAGCTCACGGAGTGCTATGGGATATCTTAATTTGATACCCATAGTTCTCCTAGGGAGAAATGGTCGAACTTGAGTGTTAGGTGCTCTTGCCTTTTATAAGTTTGTACAACGTACGAAACGTCACGAAGGCTGAAGGGGAGTAGCGGTAGTTATGAAAGTGTCCCACACTTGCCTGATGAGGGCTTGTGCTGGTGCACGATTAGTTTCTACCATGAAACCCTTAGGCCATCGAGTGGCGTTGACTCGATCTGGTTACCCTCGGTGAATACCAAATGTTCACCGTGTTGGGATCCAGAAGGGTGATTTGAGGATAGTTCAGTTCTGGCTTACTTTAACTTCTCTGTATAGAGTAGTTGAGTATCTAGGTAAACCTAAACTATCCACGATCACTCGGGCGGGACGTAAGTTTTCAATCGGTGAATATCAGGATTTTGTTCCTGTATTCTTTAGTATGCTCGAGGGTAGGGGATGGTGACAACCATCTCCTTTAAGCCCTTGGCGTCCACGATTGATCACGAAGTCTGGCCCCGGAGCCGTTGGTTCAAAGGTTAAAAAGCAGCCACCGATTCGCTTGGGTAATACTACCTCTGCGATGGTGGTTCAAGCTGTTGCTTTGTTCAGACCGGAGTTTAAGGTTCTTAATCGGACCTTTAAACTTCTGGCAGAGAGAATGAAACAATCTTCTCTTTATGAGCAAGCAAAGCTTGTAGCTGATTCCGCTGGACCAATAGTACGCCTAGCTCCTTGAATCCCGTCTTACTTAGGTAAGTTGGGAGTTAAAGAGGAGCCGGGTAAAGTACGTGTGTTTGCCATGGTAGATTGATGAACTCAGACCCTCCTCCGTCCTCTTCATGAGGCTATCTTTGGGATCTTGGAGAAGATTCCCTCTGATAGTACTTTTGATCAGGATCGGGGAGTTGCGGTCGGTATGCAGATGCTTCAGAAGAGCAGCTTTGCTGCTTCTTATGATTTGTCTGCCGCTACTGATCGGCTACCTGTAGTAATACAGGAGTTACTGGTTGATTATCTCTACTCTGGCTGCGGGCAGCTCTGGTCAGAGCTGCTCGTTGGGCGTGCATACCAGGTGCCAGTGTCTCTCCGTCGCTTGGGTATGAAGATACCCAAGGCCCTCCACTATAGTGTTGGGCAGCCGATGGGGGCACTGTCGTCCTGAGGTATGCTTGCCTTGACGCACCATTTTATTGTGCAAATGGCGGCCCGAAGGGCAGGGTGAGTGACGTGATTCCCATTATATCAAGTACTTGGTGATGACATTGTTATCTTTGATAACAGTGTTGCTCATGAGTATTTGATTTTAATGAAAGACCTCGGGGTTGAGATTAACTTAGTAAAATCAGTGGTTTCGAAAGATTCCTTTGAGTTTGCTAAGCGTTTCGTATCCCGGGGTGTGAATCTTTCACCTGTTTCTTTCAAGGAGTTGGATGTGGCATCGTCTAGCCTAGAGGCTATGATTATGCTACTT